TGGACATTGACAGAGGAGAATGAAGATGACTAGAGAAGAATTGTTTGATTGGCTTCAGACCTGCCCCACAAATGGATATCATTGGGTAGGTGAAGACGAGGGATACATTCGTATATTGTTTGAGATTGACGAGGATGAGGAGAATGAAGATGCCTAAGTACAAAGTAATGGCTACAGAGTATGTGTATAAGGATGCCTTGATTGAGGCAAAGGATATGGATGAAGTCATCGCCAAAGCAGAGGCAGATGGAGTGGAATGGATTACAGTCGGTGGCGATTTTGAAATCCATGAGGATATGATATTTGAGGAGAATGAATAATGGCACACGTTAAATACACAGAAGATAATGTACCTTATATATCTAATGATTGGCACATTGCAGACGTTGAGTCTGTATGCGAACAGATGGGAGTGACATTGACCGAAGATGAAATGGAAGATGTACTGCACATTGTCGCAGACAGCTTTGATGCTAACTATGGTCTTGCATGGGATAACTTTGAATGGGCTATACAAGACATCATTGATAACTGGGAGAGGGATGATGAATAGATTTCTTATTGAGCATCACCCTGATGCAATAGCCAAGTCACTATGTGACAAACACATTGTGAAGATGCCACTGGAAGAGGCGCAGATGCTATGCACTGCTATCTGGCATCATGCACCTGAGTATGCAGAGGGGCATGAATTGTACAAGCCTGTGCATCAGAAGCATCCATGTACTCTGTGGGCAATGGAGACTAGGGCAAACTTTGTGTTTGCTTTCAACCTGTACACATCAATGCTCTGCGAGTACCATCACAGGTACGGCAAGTGGCATGGGGCAGGTAATCCTAGTACGACTAACAAGGATGCAAGGCCACAGCACATACTGGCGGCACGGCACTTAATACCTGACGGACAGCTTACGCCACACCCACAATGTTTCAGTGGGCTTGACCACCTAAAGACAGATGAATTGTGGCCTATAGAAGCATATCGTGCGTTCTACAAAGTAGACAAGGCTGCATTTGCACGATGGGATAAGGGCGGCAGGACTGCACCACACTGGATGAAAGGAGAAGTAGCATGAATATAACACATGAAGAAAGAGTAAAGTTTCTTGAGGCACACAATGATTTAAAGCATATGCTTATGACAATACATGAGTGCGGTGACTTGTGGGTTTCTGATGTACGCAAACTAGAAAGCCTTGAGCATTTGCTACATAGCATAATGAAGTTTGTTCCCCCATTGGATGATGAGGGCAGACCAAAGTATTATGTAGACTATGTGCTTGAAGAACTAGAGGATGATGAGTAATGGGTATTGCATTAGGTATACTTGCCGCAACATTATTAGTTGCTTATATAAACTCATTATGATACAAGGAGAACATGACTAAGTGTTATTAGAAATATGCTTGACATACATGGCAGTCTGCCTTATAGTATCTATATACCAAGACATCAGTTAACGGCAACGAAAGGAGATTTATTATGCCACTAGACTATGTATCAAACTTGATTGACCAAGTACCTGAAAACCTTGACTTTAATCTGGGCTATGAACCAACTAAAGTCAGTGACAAAAAGTATGTGATTAACACAGACACGGGTGAGTATCTGGGTGTAGTCGGTAGTGACTTCAACACAGAGACACATACCAAGTTCTTCAACAAGGTGCAGGACACCATGCTTGAGAAGCTATCACCCTACGAGGTAGAGGGTGCGACAGTCAACTGGAAGTCAGCCAAGAACAATGCGTGGGCTTTGATGGACATCACCCTGCCTAACGTGACCACCAAGATTACAACGGACAGACACGAGACAACTGTGGCACAGCGTATCATCTCGCTACGTGCTGTAGATGGTAGCTGTTCCAATCAGGTGTTCTTCGGGGCGATTGATTTCTTCTGCACCAACGGAATGATTCGTGGTGAACATGACAAAGTGAGACGCAAGAACACATCGGGGTTCAGCGTTGAACGCTTTGCCAGCCAGCTACGTAAGTCCAACGAGGACTTCCAGATGCAGACCAGACGCTTACAAGAGTGGGCTAATCGTAGCCTTGCAACTGTAGATGTCCGGGCTTTCTTGGAAAAGCTGATGGGTTCAGAACGTGCAGCAGATAAGATGTTTATCTTGTACAATCAAGAGGTCAGCACACGTGGACGTAATGTCTTCGCCCTGTACTCAGCGTTTACTAACTACGCTACATACGCAGATGAACGTAACGGTTTTACAATGCGTAACACAGGACACGACACTGCGGCAGTGACCATGTTCAATCGGGAAAATAAAGTTGGACAGTGGATTGACAGTTCACACTTTCAGAAATTGGTGGCAGCGTAATGAAACTTCAGAAGCTAGTACATGATTATACTTCGTCCTTTGATTTCAAACAGTTACGTGATGAAACTAAAGCACAGTATAAGTATTTTCTGAACGTGCTGCTCACTACTCAGGCGGAGGGTCAATCCCTCTGCCACTATGAGTGTGACAAAATTACAACACGTATGGCAAAAACTGCATACAACGAGTGGTGTGAACGTGGTGTACATCTTGCCAATCACACCATCTCTGTGACACGCATCGTGTTTAATCATGGTGTGCGTGAGGAACTGTGTCAGACTAATCCCTTCGCTATCGTGCGTAAGAGAGCCGCAGAGAAGCGTAAGGTTGTCTGGGGTAGGGAAGATGTCCAGACCTTCTTGAACGTAGCCTACAGCGATTTTAGGTGGCGTAACATAGGTCTTATTGCACAGATGGCATACGAATGGTGTCAGCGTCTAGGTGATATGCGTATGCTGACATGGGATAGTGTCAACCTAGTTGACCAGACAGTACATATTGAACAGTCAAAACGTAGGGCAGAGGTGTTCTTGCCTGTATCAGATGAGTTACACGCAATGCTTGTACAACAGAATGAGGACTTCGGCTTTCAAGAATACGTAGCCCCTAGACCTAGACCCATACGTGGTGTATACCAACCGTACTCACTCACAAAGCTACCGTTATATGCACGTGAGATTATGGATGAGGCTGGGTTGTCAAAGGAACTGCGGCTGTCTGACCTACGCAGAACAGGCACAACAGAAATGGTCGAGGCGGGTGTCGGTATTGGACAAATAATGTCGGTAACAGGACATGCCAATGCACAATCGGTCACACCCTACTTAAAAAACACACTGACGAGTGCTGATTATGCATTGACGCAGCGTAAAAAGCATGGTACAAGTACACCAAGTGCCGCAAAGGAAAGTGATTAATACATGAATAATATATATAACACTATAAGTGATATTGATATTCCTAATGGAAGTACAAAGAGAATGAATTGTCCTAACTGTGGTGGGTACAAGACATTCACAGTGACCAACAACATGGGTTCACTTGTATGGAATTGTTACAAGGCATCTTGTGGTGTTAAGGGTGGCACACGTGTACAGTTGACAACAGATGATATACGTGCCAGTATGAATGATGTTGAAAGGTTTATAGATGAGAAGTTCGTAATGCCCCCATACGTAGTACACAATCACAGTAACTATCAGATTGATAAGTTCTGTGCTACATGGGGTTTAGAGTTTGATACACATGGGTTGATGTACGATGTCAAAGAAGACCGTGTTGTATTCCCTGTCCTGCATGACGGTTTGGTTGTTGACGCTGCAGGACGAGCCGTACAGAAAAGACTTCCCAAGTGGAAGCGGTACGGTAAAAGCAGCTTGCCTTATTCTTTTGGTTGTGGTAAGGTGGCTGTAGTTGTTGAGGACTGTGTGAGTGCCGCAGTTGTGGGTGACGATGCTTTTGTTGGTGTTGCTGTGTTGGGAACATCGTTATCCGAAGGACACAAGAGGTATCTCTCACAGTTCTCAGCAGCAATCATTGCACTAGACCCTGATGCCTTACCAAAGACATTGGCGTTTGCAAAAGAATTGAGAGGTCACGTAGATAACGTCAGGGTGTTACGCTTGACAGATGACCTGAAGTATCGTAACGTATTAGACATAGACAGACTTAACGAGATAGGAGATGAACTGAATGGAATTATCACTGGTTAGAAGCCTCATGAACAAAGAGTTCTACGATGACCATCGTGGCGCACGTTGTCCTGACAGGCTGTTCAGCAAGGATGTACGCAAGATTAAGCAGACAGTTGATACTGCAATGCAGCGTTACGAGCGTACCGTAACACCTGATGAGGTTGAGGCATTGTTCATGTCTGATAACCCAACATTGACTACGGCACAGAAGCAAGCCTACTCTGCCCTGTTCCATAACATCAAAAGGGAAGAGCCACTTGGCGGTGACATCGCAGGTGAGGTATTATCCAAGCTGTTTCAGCAGGTAGTTGGTGAGGACATTGCTAATCTAGGCTTCGACTATGTGAATGGTGAGAAGGCCACGCTTGAGCCACTACGTAATCTGCTTGAGCAGTATAGTGATGACTTTACCCCTGACCTACGTGTTGAGTGGGATGACATCGACATGGACACACTGATGTCTAAAGCTGACCTTGAGGCACGGTGGACATTCAACATCCCTAGCCTGACACGTAAGGTTGAGGGTGTCAATGCTGGACACTTGATTGAGATTGGTGCTAGACCAAACACAGGTAAGACATCTTTCCATGCGTCACTGATTGCATCGCCCGGTGGCTTTGCACATCAGGGTGCTAACTGCATTATCTTATGTAACGAAGAAGGTTATCACCGTGTAGGTGCAAGATACCTGACTGCCGCAACAGGCATGACCATGCAAGAGATTAAGCAGAACCCTAGCAAGGCACGTGACCTGTACGT